GAGAATATGCGGAGTCGCGGGGTAGATGCTTCACGTGGGCGAGGAGCCTGCGGACGCCCCACGGGGATTCCCCCCAGCAGAGCGTCCGCAAATCCTGGCCATAGAACCGGGTGAAGTCGGCCTCTAATGGCTCCCACTGCTCGTCGAGAGCGCGGGTGAGGCCAGTTATTCCCCCAGGGACGCCCCCATGATGAACGCGGCGAGATCCTGCACATCGTTCTGAGTGAGTTCCCCGAGGAGCGCGTCGATGTCTTCCGGGTCAGCGAGGAGCCCAGCGAGGCCCTGACGCACTTTCTCGTTCACCAGGTCGTCCGCTACAGCGAGCGGAATCTCCGGCTTCACTTCGACGTACCCGACCGTGAGCTTGATGAACGATGAACCCTTGCCCGCCGCCGCGCGTGCTTCGGCACGTGCGACACGGGCGGCACCGAGGTCGAGGACTTCGGATCCGGTGGGCGCTTTCTTCAGGATGCTCATACGCCGGCCACCGCGTGGTCGACACCGTAGATCTGAACCGAGTTACCGGCGAGGGGGATGAGTTCCTGGAACTCCATCGCGTACGTGGTTTCCGCGGTACGGTCGCCCTTGATGGGCGGCAACGTCAGCACGGACACGCGCGCGAGGACGATGCGCTGCGAGATCGTCCCATCCGACCAGTCGATGACGATGGAACACTCCATCGACGTGACCGTGTTCGGGATGGTGACCGAATACGCACCCGTCACCAGGGAGATACCCGTCGCTGTGCCCGCGGTGGTGGTCGCGATGGCCGCACCGCCGGACGTGAGGGCGAGGGTCAACGTGGTCGACGTCGGCACCGACTGCACGTAGTACGTCACCCCGGACGCGAGGGGCGCGCCACCGGCCACACCAGCCAACTGGACGGCATTTCCGACCGCCAGGCCATGCGTGGCGGAGGTGGTGAGCACACCGGTCGTGATCGCGATCGTGACCGTACCGATCGACACACCCACAACAGGGGCAACAGTGCCACCCCACGCGAGCGCGAGCGTGTCGATGTTCGTCTGCGACAACTCGAACCCGTACTTGCGCGTCAACTCCGTGTTAATGTTGCGGAGAATATTCGTCGACTGCCACGCATTGACCGGTGTGGTCTTCAGCGACGGAGTTACCGTGAAACCGGTCTTCGCATACCCGAGGTTCCGGTACGCAGCATCGAGGGCGGTGGTGGAGTCGGTGGGGAGAACACTCCCGACCGGGGCTTTCCAGATCGCGCCCGTTCCGGCGACGCGAATCTGAGTGGCATCAAGCGCCATGATTATTCCTTTCGGGTACGCCGAATAACCCGCACACGGGCGGGCCTTTCGAACAGTGGGTTATTTGTGGAGCAGGATCCGGAAACGTGCTGTGTAGCGGGGAATCGGTGGGACCGGGATCAGGTCAGGCAGCCACGACGGGCCGACCTCCTCATACGCGGACGCGAGAACCGCCTCCGGCACAATGTCGTTCGCGATCGCAAGGATCGCCGCACGCACCGTGAGCATCAGCGCCTTCGCCGTATGCTTGTCCGTCGCGAGCGTGTCCACCTGAATGGCGGGCAAATCCATCGCCCGGAAGTCTGGGGACTGGCCGCCACCACGAGTGATGAGCACGTACGGGTAAGCCGGTTGCTGCCCCGCCGGTGTCGGCGGGAGTTCCGTCCGAATCGACGCAGACGGGACGAGCGCGGTCACCTGGGCGATCGTCCGCAAGTACTGGATGATCGCGAGCTCGTCATCGGGAAGGATGCTCAACGGGTTCGGCATCAGCCACCCCGCTTCTTGAACTCGTACCCGGCGGACTCGGCCGCTTTCCGCAGATTGAAATGCGCGGGCTGGCCTTGGGAAGGCACACCGAACTCGACGAACGCAGAATCCGGCGCGGACGCGAACACGCGCGCGCCGGACTTCGTTTCCTGCACCTGGATGCCATCCACGTACGCACCGGACTGGACGGGGGCCGTGCCGCGAGCGACGTCGGCGATCTGCTCCGCGGCCCCTTTCGAGTCCGTCAGCAGTTCGGGGACCTTCGCGACCTTCTCGTCAAGATCCGGGTCAAGCTCGAGATGGAAGTCGTCCATCAGGACATCTCCGTCAGCTTGCACTCGATATGCGACACCTGCCGGGTGCGCGGGTTGTACACGTGATACGGGGCACCGTCGACCTGGAACAGTTGCCCTTGGAACGTGAGGGTCGAGAACGCTGTGACGACCGACTCCGGGTGGAGGAACGCCTTCCACTTCGTGACCACAGTGTCCCGGTCATTCAGATACTCGATCGTGTCCTTCTGATCCAGATACCCGAACTCATCCACAGGGGATCCAAGCGCACCCTGCACACTGTTCCCGTACGCGTCCGTGGTCGACGGCCCCATCGGCTGCACGACCACGGCCTGGGTCATCAGCTGGCGGACGCTCATGCGATCCTCGGCCACTTGTAGCGATTGAGCGCCTTCTGCTCGATCGGAGTGAACCCGGCACCCTCAACGGCGTACTTCACTTGGTAGCCGCCGATCCGCTCAGATTCGATCGACGCCGGCGACGAGTACGCCCGCGCAGCCACACCGAGGACCACACCGAGGAGCGAGTCGGGCAGGGTGGCGAACCCGTGATCGTAGGTGACCCGCCATGTTTCCGGGTCGGTCGGCCAGGACACACCACAGCCGGGTTTCCCAGCGATGATGCCGAGCCGTTTCGACACCGTGTAGGTGGTCGGGTCAGCGGTCGACCAGACACCAGGGGTGACCGTGTCGTCGTAGAGCTCGACCAGGGCCACGTTCGTGACGGGGTGTTCGGGGAGGAACACGTAAGCGCCGTCGATCGGGTCGGCGAGGAACACATCCCCGGCCACGACGGTGAGTTCCTGTTGGAGGTAGTCGCGAACGGTTCCACTCGCCGCCGACAGATACAGCAGCGCCGCGGGGTCCGTAGACACCAGAGGCAACGCCATGTACGCGGCGAGCTGATCGACGGTGGCGAGCGGAGTGTCCGACATCGGCTACTGGACCTCGGCGACAGTCGCCGGGGCAACCTCGGGCGTCTCGGGTGCGGCGATGACCTTCGTTTCGACCTGCGGGATCTTCTTCCCAGTGATCTCTTCGTAGTTGTCCGCGTACGCGATCTCAGCCATGCGTTTTCTCCTTCGTCTCGGTGGGGTGAAGCGGGGCGGCCATGACGACCGCCCCGCTTGGATGGGCTACGCCCAGGTGATGGTGACCTTGCCGAAACCGCCGGGACGGTAGACGGCCAGCGCGGAACGCGACTCAGCACGAACCGTGATGAGGTTGTTCTGGAAGTCGTCGACGTTCGAGTTCGTCATCTCGACGGTGACGCCCTGACGACGGAAGAACTGACCGCACTCCTGGAACCCGCCAACGAGGGCGGTACCGGCGGGCATACGCGGCGTGGTGACCACTTTCAGACCCCACAGTGCGGCGACGTTCGAGTAGCCGCCGTTGCCGTACGCACCCGAGAACGGGCCGCCGCTGTAGTACTGGCCGTTGGCGTCCTTCGCGAGCTGGATGTACTGCCAGTCCAGCGGGTTCAGAACGGCGGCGTCAGGCTCGACGAACGCGGTGGTGCGGATCGCGGTGCGCTGCTTGAAGATCGCCTCAGCGAGCAGCATCGGGTTCGCGAGCGTGCCCGTGGTGCCGGCGGAGATCGCCGTCTGCAGGCCGGTACGGCCGAGGATGCCCGCGAGCGCCGGGTAACCGGTGCCGTTCAGGGACTCGTTCTCTTCCTCACGCTGCACCTGGGCAATGAGGCGGTTCGACATGAACGACTCGGCCTGCGCGACGTCCTGCACCATTTCGTCGGTCAGCTTGAAGAACGCGGCGACCTTACCGACCTGCTCGTTCACACGAACGAAACCGGCGTCAGCCTGGCCCTTGATCGTCTTCTCCGACGTGGCCGCAGCACCCTGGGTCTCCGTCGATTCCTTCACGTACGAGACGATCGGGGAGGTCGTGGCACCCTGTGCGAACAGCTGCGCGACGGCGAGCGGCGCGAACCGCAGGTCGACGATGCCGGGCAGGTAGTCCGGCAGCGCCAGAACACCGGCCGCACCGTTCAGCTGGTCT